TGCTGAGCGTCGATGAAGAGCAGGGCGCGCTGTTGGCTGGCGGCATCCCACGCAAGCAGGGTTTCTCACTGGAGTTCGTGAAGTATGGCAACGACATGCAGAACGTCTGACGGGGATCTGCTCGACACCCTGTGCTACCAGCACTACGGACACCTTAACGGCACTGTCGAGTTGGTGCTGCAGGAGAACCCGGGTCTGGCCGATGAGCCGCAGCCCTACCGCACTGGGGTGGTGATCGTGCTGCCCGACCTTGCTGCGCCATCGATCGAAACCATCGAGCTGTGGGGGTAACCCCCCAGCCCTCAACGAGCCCCGCCCAGTGCGGGGCTCTTTCATTCTGGAGTGCATATGCAACCCACCTTTCGCATCGTCGCTGATGGCGCGGACATCACGGCGCTGATCAATGACCGGTTGTTGCTGCTGAGAACAACCGACAAGCCAGGGATGGACTCCGACGAGTTCGAGCTGCGGATCGATGACCGCGATGCAGCGGTCGCCTTGCCCGCTCGAGGCGCGGGGATCGAGGTCTACCTGGGCTATGCGGGGCAGGCGCTGGCCCGCCTCGGGCGGTACACCGTCGACGAGATCGAAGTCTCTGGGCCGCCGCGCGAGATGGTCATCCGGGGCAAGGCCAGTGACATGCGCGGCAGCGGTAAGACCACGCGCAGCGGCAGCTGGGAGGGCGTGCCGCTGTCGCAGATCGTCCGCGACATTGCGGCCCGCAACGGCTGGGCACCGGCCTGCCCCGTGCAGACAAAGGTCGACCGAGTCGACCAGCGTAACGAGTCGGACTTCAACTTCATCACCCGCCTGGCCAAGCAGTACGACTGCACCGCGAAAGTCGCGGACGGCAAGCTGCTGGTCCTGCCCCGTGAAGCCAGTCAGGGTGCCAGCGGCAAGACCTTTGGGGTGGTCACTATCGCGCCGGCGGACGTGAGCCGGTGGCAGTTCCGCCTCGGGGATCGCAGCGCACAGAAGTCCGTGAAGACCCAGCACCAGGACAAGAAGACCGGAAAGTTGGTGGTGGTCGAGCTGGGTAATGACGACGCCCCCTCGGGGCTACCGGGCGTGCACACCGATCGACACATCTACCCGAACAAATCAGCAGCCGAACAGGCGGCCAAAGCCAAGCTCGCTGCGTTCAACCGCACCACTGCCAGCGTGCGCTTGCAGATGCCTGGGCGCACCGACCTGTTCGCCGAGCGCTTGATCAATGCCCAGGGTTTCAAGCAGGGGCTGGATGGCCAGTACCTGGTCGACAGCGTCGAGCAGACCTTCGATGCCTCTGGCTGGTCGACCGCGGTGGAGTGCAACGGCGGCAAGAAGGGCAAGGCGAAGGCCAAGGGCAAGAAAAAGAAATCCGACAAGCCACTGAAGGTGGTCGATGTGAAACCGGCCTGAGTGGCCACAGCAGGAGATTCAAGATGACTGTCACTCTCAAGCAACTGCAACAGATCCTCCCCAACGCCGGCACCCAAGCCGGCGTTTTTCTTCCTGTGTTGAACGCGTCGATGGTGAAGTGGGGCATCGTCACCCCGCTGCGTAAGCGTGCGTTCCTGGCTCAGGTCGGCCATGAGTCTGGCCAGCTGCGCTACGTCCGCGAGCTGGGCGGCGATCAGTACCTGGCCAAGTACGACACCGGCAAGCTCGCGGCGCGGCTGGGCAACACGCTCGAGGCCGACGGCGACGGCCAAAAGTATCGCGGCCGTGGCCTGATTCAAGTGACCGGTCGTGCCAACTACCAGCGTTGCGGCGAAGCGTTGGGCCTCGATCTGCTCAACCATCCTGAGTTACTCGAGCGTCCGGAGCATGCTGCCGACTCGGCTGGTTGGTTCTGGCACCTGGCCGGCCTCAACTTGCTGGCCGACAAGGGGCCGTCGGCGTTTGAGGCCATCACCCGGCGGATCAACGGCGGACTCAACGGGCTGGACGACCGCGTGGCGATCTACAAACGCGCCGAGCAGGTACTGATCTGATGTTCCTGGGCTGGAGGTGGGGCGTGCTGGCCCTGGTGCTCGGGGCGGCAGTAGGTGCTCGCGTTGCTTGGGTATGGCAGACCGATGAGCTTGCCAGGCAGGCGACGGAGTATGAGCGGCAGCTCGCTGCGAAAGACCTGGCGCATGGGCGCGAGCGTGAACAGGCCGCGGTAGCAGCGCTCGGGCAAACGGCGATACACCAGGCGCAGCGACTCGACTTGGAGGATCGCCTGCAGGCTCAAGACAAAACACATTGGAAGGAGATGAACGATGCTCAACAAGCCCAGGCTCGCTTGCGTGATCGGCTTGCTACTGCTGATCTGCGGCTGTCAGTCCTACTCGACGCCGGAACCGCTGCCGCCCAGGGTGGTGACGGTGGGATGCGAGCGCCCGCCGACACCGGAGGCCTGGTGGATGGAACCTTACGCGCCCGGCTTGACCCGGCGCATGCTCGAAGAATTATCGCCATCACCGATGAAGGCGATCGAGGACTGATCGCGTTGAAGGCCTGCCAGGCCTACGTTCGCGAAGTCACCAAGTAGTAAAGAGGCGAGCCGGGTGGATGCGCCAACATCCAGCCCGGCCCGCCGAACCCGCAGACCCTTCCTGCAAGTCCAGCCGCGGCCTCTGCCTTGTGCACAAAGCGCGGCGAGCCTAACACCTGTTTATCCATACAGTAAAGACTTGCAAACAATGACCTCTCCTATCATCCCCTGGATGGGTGGCAAACGCCGCCTAGCCGACCGCTTGATCCCTCTCTTTCCCCCTCACGAATGCTATGTCGAAGTCTTCGCCGGCGGTGCCGCGTTGTACTTCATGCGTCCCCAGCCTGCCCCGGTGGAGGTGCTCAATGACCTCAACGGCGACTTGGTGACGTTGTACCGGGTGGTGCAGAACCATCTGGAAGAGTTCGTCCGCCAGTTCAAATGGGCGCTCAGCTCCCGCCAGATCTTCGAGTGGCAGAAGATGACCCGCCCCGAGACGCTGACTGATATCCAGCGCGCCGCCCGGTTCTTTTACCTGCAGCAGCACGCCTTCGGAGGTAAGGTCACCGGCCAGACATTCGGTACCGCCACCACGGGGCCGGCCATCAACCTGCTGCGCATCGAGGAGAACCTCTCAACGGCCTGGCAGCGCCTCGCCGGCACCTACGTCGAGAACCTGTCCTGGCTCGACTGCGCCGAGCGCTACGATCGAGTGCACACGTTCTTCTACATGGACCCGCCTTACTGGCAGACGGCCGGCTACGGGCTCGACTTCCCGTTCGAGGAGTACGAGCGCATGGCCGACTTCATGCGGCGCTGCAAAGGCAAGGTGATGGTCAGCATCAACGACCACCCGGACATCCGACGTGCCTTTGACGGCTTCCACTTCGAGACCCTGGATATCCGCTACACCAACACGAACCAGCGGCAAGGTAAGGCCGAGGTCACTGGCGAGCTGGTGATCATGAACTGGGAGCCTGCCGCTCTAGGAGGATTGTTCTAGGGCGCCGTCTTTGTTGCTTGAGGCTGCATCTTGTAGGATGCGGTCTCTCGGGTATGAGAACCTGGGGTTTATGGATAAATACAGGCCGCGAAGTAGGGAATATGAAAAAAGTTCAAAGGTCCGCGATTGTTGGGTTGTGTCTCGCTGCTGCTATTTCTGGACTGTCAGGGTGTAATGATCCTGGATATAAGGTTACTGGCGATAATAAAAAGGAACTCGATCAGTACTCGGCGAATCGAGAGGGGGCAATCGCATACTTGCTGAAGACCACGGCCTATGTCGGCGAGATAAAAGCAATGAAGTCGCTTCCAGTCGGCACCGCCTTACCCGCGCAGCATAAGAAAATGCTTGATCTGCGCGCTGAAGGTGATGCGTTGGGCGATATGTTTTCGCCGCTATCCTACTGCCGCGGAGCGGGTTATAAGGCCCAAGAGTACTGGGCTGTGGTCGCGGGGAACATCCGAACAGAAACGCCGGAGGATGCCTTGGCGGCTTATGTCGAGGAGGCCCAGAATTGTCAGGATCAAATCGACAACGGTCCGAAGCCTAAAACGTATATAGAAACTGACATTGATAGAAAGCCTCCCGTGGATGGCTGCCTGAAAATTATCTCGTTGGGCTCCGAAGAAAAGGTTCAGGGGTGGAGCTGTTCAACTGAGCTGCTTTCAAAGAAGTAGCCTTTCGCTGAGTACTTATTCAAAGACGCCCTGGGGTTCCCCAGGAAGTTTTCAGCAGACAAAAAACGCCCAAGTCCTTTGTATAGGGGGGGTGGGCGTTTTTTTACGTTAATACTCCAGCACAATTGGAGTATGCATAGTTACCTGAGTCAGAAACGTTTAGCGACTACAGCAACTTCCTTTTGTGTTGACGCTGCGGTTGTTGTATCTCCAGAGCGCCAATAGACTTCATCATTGTAGTAAGATAGGTCGTTCTGTGGTGGTATGGTAATAACGATTATCCCAAGCCCATAATATGGGTTGTAATCGATATGTGAAAGTACTGAGGTTTTTAGAGGGTCGGAGAGTGGTGAGTTTTTTATGGAGTCTTTTATTTGTGAGAAGTATTGCTCTGTGCTGATTTTTAGAGCTTTGGCTTCGCGCACAACTCCAACTACTTCGCGCTTGCCCACTTTTTTTGATTCGATCTTGTCGAGCTCTTCAATTTTTCTTGTGTCTGCAGGTTTATCGCTCACGCCAATTACTAGTTTACCAGTCCGTTGCTTGCCGTTGTTTGCAATTGCGCAGATTGTCTTGTGAAGCTTCTCAAGAATATTTTTGTCGATGGCCCTTTTGTGATCTAGGGTTAGAATTCCTTGTTTGAATTCGAATTCTGAGAGTTCAATCTCTGATCTGCGAATAAGAGAGTCGATGTCTGTAGTTGCGTGGTTACCGTAGATTACGGTGCTAATATTTGCAGAGGCGAAAAAACCACCAATCAATCCCTTGATTGAATCGATGTTTTTTCGACGCTCTGCAGGTGCAGAGGTTTTGCGCCCTGTTCCGATTCGGTCAGTGAGATTGGTGATTGCATTCCGTATGCCGTCATAGTCGATAACCTTTTTACCTTCCTTGACGATCAATTCGTGGAATGCAATTAGAAGAACAGCGAAAGCCGCTGGGAAAGGGTTAGTGGTCCTTGTTTTGAAAATAATATCCCTTAGTTTTTCGCGCTTTTCAGATTTGCACGAAAGGAGTATTTGGTCTACGCAGTATTTAAGTTCATCGATGAGTTGTTGGCTTCCATACACCTCAAGGGCTGCAAGGATCCGGTTGGACTCAGTAGAATCAAACGTGTATAGCTCATCCAGCGCGTCTTTAGAGCGCTCAATCAAAGTCCCACCTACGATGCACGCTGCTATGTCGGCAATGCATTGTTCATCCATGCTGTCACGTAAATCAGTTGCGCGTAGTATCCCGTGTTGTACCCAGAATACTTCGTCAGCTTGAACAGTATATCCATGCTTTGTCATGGGTAGGTCAATGCTGATGGAAGGCATCAATTTCAGGGGGAGAATGTCTGCTGACTCATCACCTCGCAATGTACAAGCGATGGAACGAACTACCTCGGAGAAGCTATTTTTCACACCTGCTTGGCGTCTTTCCTGATCGCTCAAACGGTGGCCGTAGGTGTTGATTCGTCCAAACACATCATTGATTTCATCTTCCGTTGCGTTTCGCATGACTGATACGGGTAAGGAATAGTCAAGGATTGTACTTGTGTCCCGCTGGCCTAGATAATCTGTTCCCTCGTTGGGTACAAACAATCCCTCGTCGGCTCTAATTTTAGCTGAAGGAAAATGTTGAAGATTGAAAAGTCTGCCATCTAAATCTGAAAATGATGTTTCGATGAATGATACGATAGCATGAAGGCGTTGAAGGCCGTCGATGATTTCATAGGTGCCGGAAGTTTCTTCTCTTTCAGCAATCAGAATGGCGGGGATTGGATACTTTTTTAATATTGACTCTATAAGTTTTTGCTTTTCATGCAGTGTCCACACCAATTTTCGTTGGTAACGGCGGTTAACATAAAGCTTATCTTCTCTGAACCACGAGTAGAGAGATTGGATAGAGGTCGGTTGTGATGCTAACTCGGCCATGGACAGCTCCATCTGATTGCGCCAGCAGGGGAAAAAACGGAGTGTACCTTCGGTTCCTAAAAACTGCATAGGCGTAGTGGTACGTGCGGGAGGTATGTGAAGGGCTGGTCGGGCGGGGGGCTGTGGTTAGAGTTATGGGGGACTTATCAGTGAGATGGTACAAAATTGGTACATTAAGAAGTGGTTGAGCTTCTAATCCTTTGCCTAAGGGGGGTGACAAAAATATGCCCAATCCATCATTGGAATCACCGACAATGACGACCAAGGACTGATCTCATTTCAGGCATGCCAAGCGTATGCGCGGGTGTTGGAGATGTAGTCAGCACATCCAGCGTCCCTCTGCGAGGCAAGGAAAAACGGGGCAATGGTTAGGGCAAATTTAGGGCATAACTGGGGCCTAAATAGGCCGCGACAGCCCACAGGTACTGATTTTTGACCCAGCAAATACAGGCCTATCGCGGCCTGCCGGGTCCTTCGGTCGGGTTCGAATCCCTATCTCTCCGCCATTATTGAAGTAGCCGAAGCCCCTGAAAACGTTGAAGTTTTCAGGGGCTTCGTCGTTTCTGGCTGTTTTTATTCCTTCCTGCTTGTTCCCTCATTTGGATTTTCGAGGGGGCCACTCGATTCATATCGAGAATACTGACCCTCCCAGCCAGCCCCAGCCCAATGCATCACGCCGTCAGCGTATGGTCGGCCTCCCCGAACCAGGTGCGCACCAGGTCGGGGCCGGGTGTGCCAGTGTGGTCAAGCACCGCCACATCGACGAAGTGCTTGCCATTGTTGGCACCATCGGGATCCACCTGCACCGTGATGTCGCTGCCGGACTGCGCCAGTTGGACAAAGTCGGCCACCTGGCTGGTGCCGCTGACGAAGTTGGCGTTGAGCAGCGCGGAGAGGTCGACGGTGTCACCTTCGGCGTAGTTGTAGTCGAGGATATGGTCGCCGCCTTCATTCGCGTTGAGGTAGGCGAACACGTCGGCTCCCGCGCCACCGCTGAGGGTGTCCTCGCCGCCACGACCCACGATGATGTCGTTGCCGTCGCCACCGCTGAGCGTGTCCGCGAGCATGCTGCCCACCAGTGTGCCGCTGGATTCGCCGTGGTAACTGACTTGGGTGCCGGCTTCGCCGCCATCGGTGATCTGGAAGTCTTCCGCCGAGTAGTGCCCCAGCAGGTTCACTTCGGCGCGATGTGCGCCGTCGTCTACCGTCAGCAGGCCACCGGCGCCAGAGGCGTTGGCGTTGTAGCTGAGTTGGGTGTTGGCGCCGAAAGCGAGATTGCCGAACGTCAGCATGTCGTCGCTCTCGAGGCCGAGGATGCCGACCAGCGAGCCCGCTGCTTCAGCCTGGGCGATCACCAGCGAGCCCGCACCTTCGCCGTGGAAGGCGACGGAGGTGTGTGCGGCGCCGGCGAAGGTCAGGCTGGCGTCGCCGTCGATGGTCGCGCTGCCATTGCCGGTCACGTCGGCCAGCAGGTGCAGGTCGCCACCGTTGGCCCACAGATGGCCAGTGTTTTCGACCGTGCTGGCCACCGTCATGCCGCCTGTGCCGGTGGACTCCAGCACACCGCTGTTGGTGATGGTGTGGGTGCCGGTGTCGAGCACCAGACTGTTCAAACCGCTGGCTAGGATCAGCCCCGCATTGGCCAGTATCATTTGCCCGGCACCCAACTGGCCGGCGCCGGAAATGCGGTTGTCGATGTTGGTCAGCATGGTGTCGGCGCTGCCGCCGAAAATCACGTTTTGCGCATTGTCCGATAGCAGCACCTGGCCGCCACCGGTCAAGGTCGCGCCACGGAACAGAATCTCAAGACGGGTCTCATTACCGGCGGAGCCGAGCTCGATGCTGCCGCTGTTATCGATGCTGCCACCGAACGGCATGATCGCACCGTCGGTAATGGTGAGGGTGCCGCTGTTGCTAGTAAGCGGGTCCCTATCGAACTGGAAGTTCGCTTCGCTCAGGTCTGCCGCATCGACGCCTTTGAGGGTGACCGTCTGGCCGGAACCGATGCTGACCAGGGCATTGCCGTTTGCGTCGTTGCTGATGCTCAGGTCAGCAAAGGCGGTGACGCCTGTGAAGCCGATCAAGTCGATCTTGTCCGCCGTGACGTCGAAATTGTAGATCTGGTTGTTGCCGATCGGCTGGGCGAAGACAAACGTGTCGGCACCGGACGAGCCGCTCAGGTTGTCGTCAGCGGACAAGGCGAAGACCGGCGAGCCTGGGGCATAGACTTCGACGTTGTTGAACACGTAGGCGCTCGCGCTGCTGCCGTCACTGTTGCTCCAGTACAGGTTGACATCAAGCACCAACGCACCCGCGAAGTCGCCTGGGGATGTCACGGTCAAGGCGCCGGGATCGTTGGTCTGCACGGTCCAGGTACCGTCGCCATTGTCGGTTCCTGCATTGAACACCCACCCCGAAGGAACGCCGCTGATGGCCACCGTTACGAGGCCGTTAATCTCGACCAGTGGAATGTCGAGGGCCAGGTTGATGGGCTCGCCGGCAACGCCTGCCGGAAGGTTTGCACTGCTCCCGGCAGCACCAGGATTGCCCGCCAGGTCGGTGTAGCTGTTCGCGGCAACGTCGACTTTCAGGCTACCGCCCTGCGTTCTGGTCAGCGTCGCGGTGTAGGTATCGCCATCAACCTGGGTAAAGTTACTAAAGGTTCCGCGAGGCACTCCGCTCGTTGTAGTCACCGAGACATCCGAGAGGTTGAAGCCGCTCACCGTCTCACTGAACTGGAATGTGACCGTCGACGTCGAGCCGATCGAGCTGCCCAAGGCCGTTCCCGTCACTGTCACCGTTGGCGGCACGCTATCGACTGGCGCCTCGACGACGTTCTGCACGTTTACCGTAAGGGTCTGCGTGTCGGTTCCGCCATTGCCGTCGGCCACCTGGACGTCCACAACGTAGGCATTGTCGCCGCCAGTACCACCGATATCCTGGGGATTCTCGTAATCGGGCGCCGAATTGAACGTCAGCACTCCGCTCGAACTGATCGAGAATTTGCCGAAGTCCGTCCCGGCCGTATTCAGGATCGAGTAGCTCAGCGTCTGCGCGGGTAGATCGGCATCGGTCGCTACCACCGTGGTGACTGCGGTGGTGTTCTCCGCCACGTTGACCGAAGCCGTCGCACCACCGCCGTTGGAGGTGATCACCGGGCTGTTGTCATTGACGCCCGTCACGGTTACCGCGATCGCCTGGTCGTCAAACAGCGTGCCGTCCGACGCCCGCACAATCACGTCATAGACGTTGTTCGTTCCCGAATCGGTCGGTGCTTCAAAGTTGGGGGCAGAGATAAAGCTCAGCGCGCCTGTGCCTGAAACGATCGAGAACTTCGCGGCATCCGCCCCGCCGACGATGCTGTAAGTCAATGTCTGTGCCGGTAGATCAACATCGGTCGCGGCCACGGTCGTGATCGCGGCAGTGTTCTCCGCCACGTTGATCGAAGCCGTCGTACCACCACCGTTGGAGGTGATAGTCGGCGAGTCATTGCTGCCGGCGATATGCACGGTGACCGAAGTGAGGGTGCCATCGGCACTGCTCACCGCGAAGGTGTCGGTGTAGGTGGTGCCAGCGGCGAACTCGTTGTGGGCGGAGTCGGCGGTGTAGGTCCAGGCACCGCCGGTGCCGATGGAGAACGTGCCGTAGTTGCCGGCGGTGTTGGTTTGCGCGACGAAGGTCGCGGCGCTGTCGACGTCACTGATGGTCAGGTTGCCGGCGGTGGAGATGTCGACGGCGGCATTGGTCTCGGTGAGGTTGGCGATGCTGGCGGACAGCACGGCCGCATCATTGGTGCCGAGGATATGCACGGTGACCGAAGTGAGGGTGCCATCGGCACTGCTCACGGCGAAGGTGTCGGTGTAGGTGGTGCCGGCGGCGAACTCGTTGTGGGCGGAATCGGCGACGTAGGTCCAGGCACCGCCGGTGCCGATGGAGAACTTGCCGTAGTTGCCGGCGGTGTTGGTTTGGGCGACGAAGGTCGCGGCGCTGTCGACGTCACTGATGGTCAGGTTGCCGGCGGTGGAGATGTCGACGGCGGCATTGGTCTCGGTGAGGTTGGCGATGCTGGCGGACAGCACGGCCGCATCATTGGTGCCGAGGATATGCACGGTGACCGAAGTGAGGGTGCCATCGGCACTGCTCACGGCGAAGGTGTCGGTGTAGGTGGTGCCGGCGGCGAACTCGTTGTGGGCGGAGTCGGCGACGTAGGTCCAGGCACCGCCGGTGCCGATGGAGAACTTGCCGTAGTTGCCGGCGGTGTTGGTTTGCGCGACGAAGGTTGCGGCGCTGTCGACGTCGCTGATGGTCAGGGTGCCGGCGGTGGAGATATCAGCGACGGCATTGGTCTCGGTGAGGTTGGCAGTGCCGGCGGACAGCAGGGCCGCATCGTTGGTGCCGAGGATATGCACAGTGACCGAAGTGAGGGTGCCATCGGCACTGCTCACGGTGAAGGTGTCGGTGTAGGTGGTGCCGGCGGCGAACTCGTTGTGCGCGGAGTCGGCGACGTAGGTCCAGGCACCGCCGGTGCCGATGGAGAACTTGCCATAGCTGCCGGCAGTGTCGGTTTGAGCCTGGAAGTTTTCCGGGCTGTCGATATCGCTGACGGTCAGGTTACCGCCGGTGGTCAGCGGAGCATTGGTTTCGCTCAGCGTGACGCTGGCCGAGGAAAGCACGGCAGCGTCATTGCTACCGGTGACGGTAACGGTCACCAGTTGGGTGTCGACGCCACCTAGGCCATCGCTGACCTGAACGCTGAATACCTCATCGTGACTCTCACCTGCCTTCAGCGATTGCACCGCACTGGCGACTCCATCAGTGCCGTTGGCCAGGGTGTAAGTCCATTGACCGTTGCTGTCCACGGCGATTGAACCGAAGGAGCCGGTGTTTGCTCCGACGATGCTCCAGGTAGCGGTGGCGTCGTGGTCGATATCGGTCGAATTGAGCTGACCGCTGACGCTAAGGGTGGTGTCTTCCTTCACAGCACCGAGATCATTGCCTGTTGCGAAACTGAGTACCGGTGCGTCATTACTGCCGGTGACAGTGACAGTCACCAGTTGGGTATCCACACCGCCCAGGCCATCGCTGACCTGCACGCTGAACACCTCATCATGACTTTCGCCCGCCTTCAGCGACTGCACTGCACTGGCGACTCCATCGGTGCCGTTGGCCAGGGTGTAGGTCCATTGGCCGTTGCTGTCCACGGCGATTGAACCGAAGGAGCCGGTGTTTGCTCCGACGATGCTCCAGGTAGCGGTGGCGTCGTGGTCGATATCGGTCGAGCTGAACTGGCCGCTGACGCTGAGGGTGGAGTCTTCCTGCACCGCGCCGGCATCGTTGCCGGTGGCGAAGTTGAGTACCGGTGCGTCGTTGCTGCCGGTGATGGTAACGGTCACCTGCTGGGTATCCATGCCGCCCAGGCCATCGCTGACCTGCACGCTGAACACTTCGTCATGACTCTCACCTGCCTTCAGCGATTGCACCGCACTGGCAACGCCATCGCTGCCGTTGGCCAGGGTGTAGGTCCATTGGCCGGTACTGTCGA